TAACACCTGGACCTCCGGAGGAGTCCGAAGCTCCACGTGTATAGATTGATAGCCAATAGTGCCACGTCATCATGAAACGACGCATACGCACGCATTCATAGAGATAATTAACTAATCTCACTATTTTACCTTCATCTCTATTCATCGCATCTACCCTAGAAAGCGCTTGGTGCATAGTAATATTACTTGCTCTAGACGATGCCTACCAACGAAATTGTCACCCCCTCGATTGAAATCACCGCGGAACTTTGCGACAAACGCCCGACGATGAGGAAAGGAACAAAGCCCGTCAAGTTTGAACTCCGCGATGAACCGGATAACGAGAACTCGTTGAAACACGAGAAAAGTGTCTTCCAGTTCTCCGGGGAATATGGTGACCTTAACGCTGTTTTCTGGGTCCAATTCGAAGCTCAATTGAGGGAAATCTTCCTCCGCAAGCCATGTTTAACGGGACCCTCTCTCTTCGGTGTGACCGCATCTTGTCTTAGCGGAAGCGCCCTACAAGACTTCTACCGTATCAAGGACGAAGTTCACGAAGACCCCGATGACGAGGAAACCGAAGAATCCTTCGACCTTGTTTTGGAGAAGCTAAAACGAGGTTATTTTGAAAGTGACACTCCCCGCTACGACCAGATCGAATACCTCAAGGACGTTCGCAAGCCCAAGGATACTACATGGAGACAATTCGTCTCAGCGATCGATTTTGTCAAGACAAGCCTGACATACTTCCCGTTGGACGTGGATGAGAACGGCGAAGACTTAGATGACCAGCCTACTCTCACGCCCGACGAGTATCGGAACCTTCTACTCCGGTCTGCTCCCAGACCGTGGTTTGAAAAATTGACGGAAAACGGGGAAGACCCCAAAACTCTCGACGCGACGAAACTCAAGGAACGTTTCGCACGTCTTGAAAGAAAAGAAAAACAGAAACTGCGACAGCAGTCGCGTAGCCGAGGAGCTCGCGAAAATTCACAATCAAACTCGAAACGCGGACGTGAACGAACAAGGGATTCGCACGGAAGCGACAAATATTGCAAGTTCTGTGACCGAAAAGGGCACACGGACGAAAATTGCAAACATCCTCAGCACCCGAAGAACAAATCGGACGCTGGAAAGAACAGGGAGGATCGAAAAATCCGAGGTCAGCGCGAAGAAAAGACGCACCGCCGGTATGAGATCGAGGAAAAAAACGACGACGAGGATAGTGACTCGGACTCGTCTCGATCCGTCGAAAAAGCTACTCGTGTGAAAAAGCGGCGCAAAGAAAAGGCCCGAGGTAAACGCGAACGTAGTTCATCCCCTGATAATTCCTATTCTAGCGAATCATCTTCTTCTTCCTACTTGCCTGAGTCTATCAAGAGTACAATTAGAAAACCGTCTGTATCCGGACGTAAAAAACAATCAAACTACATGATTAATCACAAGTTATACCCGCTCGAGACACTTCGAAAAGGTCGAAAACGTGAAAAGAACACTCGACGACGAGCTGTTCTCACTGCGGAAGTACAACCGCTTGATTATCGCATGGAAGCGAAACAAGCGAAAACGCTATTAGACACCGGATCCACAGCATCCGTGATCAGTGGAAAAATTATTCCACGACGATATTGGAGACGTTGTCGAAAAACGAAATTCGAAACGAAAACAGGCACCTTTCGATGCCACTTCATCGTCGAACTCGAAATTGTCCTACCGGAGCTCAGTACGATGAAAAGTTTCAATTGGAACTTCTTCGTCGACGACACGAATCAGGACGATAATTACGACATGATAATCGGAGATGATTGCATGTCCGCTATAGGAATTGACATAATATACAGTCGCGGACTCATCGAATGGGATGATTCGGCGGCACCGATGCATCAAGAAGGGGAAAAGCTTCCCGACGTCCAAGAGATACGCTCGATGCAACGCGATGATGAACCGCATACAAGCGAAGCAATCAAACAAGCTGCGGAGCGACAAACACAAATCTTGGACGCTAAATATGAGAAAGCCGATCTACAAAAGATAGTAGACAATATCAAAACTTTGGATGATCAACAGAAGCGAAAACTTCTAAAACTATTAACAAAATACGAAATTCTCTTCGATGGAACTTTGGGTGAATTCGATTGCGAACCGGCAGAAATCCAGCTAAAACCCGGTCACAATATACCCTACCACGCGAAAAACGCATTTGCGATTCCTCGAATTCATCGAGCAACCTTCAAAAGGGAACTCGAACGTCTTGTGAGGCTAGGAGTGCTCAAGAAAATCTTCAAATCGCAACATGCTTACCCAACTTTCATCATTCCGAAGAAAAATGGAACTGTACGCTTCGTAACTGACTTTCGAAAGCTAAATCAAAAGTTACTACGCGAACCATTCCCAATCCCAACGATCGCGGACATATTACAGAATCTGGAGGGATTCCAGTTCGCGACTTCCCTTGATCTAAACATGGGATACTACACAATCAGACTGGCGCCGAACGCGCAACAACTATGTACAATCATCACTCCATGGGGGAAATACAGTTATCAAAGACTGCCCATGGGGGTTGCAGTTGCATCTGACATCTTCCAAAGCAAGGTCATGCAACTTATGCAAGACTTAGAAGAATTTGTGAGGTGCTACCTCGACGATCTACTTATTATCGGAAAAGACGATTTCGAGTCTCATCTCGAACAACTACGAGTCGTGCTCGATCGGCTTCAAAAAGCAGGACTAAAAGTCAACGCGAACAAGTCCACATTTTTTGCCGACGAAATCGAATATCTCGGATTCTTACTCACCCGAAATGGAATCAAACCAGTAACTAAGAAAGTGGAAGCAATTCTAAATATGCAACCACCAAAATCAGCAAAAGAAGTACGCCGTTTCATTGGCATGATTAACTTCTATCGCGACATGTGGAAACACCGATCCACATTGCTCGCTCCACTAACTGAATTAACATCGAAACGAAAAAAGTTCACATGGGAACCCGTACATCAAGCGGCATTCGAAGCTATCAAAGACGTGCTCAGCCGTGATGTCTTATTGGCTTACCCAGACTTTTCGAAAACATTTACGATCTATACAGACGCCAGTGAATATCAGCTCGGCGCAACAATAATGCAAGACAATCAACCGCTTGCTTTCTATAGCCGAAAATTAACACCGGCGCAACGTAACTATACAACGACAGAACGTGAATTACTTTCCATCGTGGAAACGCTAAAAGAGTATCGCAACATTCTGCTGGGACAGAAAATTGTTGTATACACCGACCACATGAACTTGATGTACGACAACTTTACATCTTCTAGAGTTCACCGGTGGCGCCTCTACATTGAAGAGTTTGGCCCTGACATTCGCTATATAAAAGGTGAAGCGAACGTCGTCGCAGACGCTCTGAGCCGTCTCGACACATCGATCCCAGCTCCGACAGCTGAAGACCCCCGGGGTACCGCGCGCGACAATCAAAAACAACCCTCCGTTTCGAAGAAGCGTAAACGCGAGGATGAACATGAAGTATTGGCCATAACTCGAAAGACTAGGCGACTCACCAGAAAAGCACAAGCACTCCTTGAAGAGAAACTGGCGCAAACAGACACGAAAAAGCCAGACTCTGATGCACAGCCAAGAAGCGAAACATCCGCCACTGAACCTACAACTTGCAAACGTGCGACAAAACGCAAGCGTCAAGAAAAAACTAATGATGCTATCAAAGATGACGAATTGCCAATAACTTATGAAATTATATCAAAGTATCAATGGCAAGATACAAAATTATGCCACAAAGCTGAAACCGACGATCGGTATTCTATCAAACAATTTGGCAAACACGCAATCATATTCCGCAAAAACCTTATACCCATACCAACCATATTGCGAAAACCTATCATCGAATGGTACCACACAAACTTGTGTCATCCTGGTTTTGACAGAACGGAACAAACAATTCGTCGAAACTTTACGTGGAAAAACCTTCGCGAGGATGTACGCGATCACGTCAAATACTGCGATGCTTGTCAAAGACTCAAGCGTCATACTAAGAAATATGGGCATCTACCGGCAAAGCAAGCCGAAACCAAACCTTGGAAACAATTATGTGTTGATCTAATCGGACCGTACAAAGTACAAGCGGCCGATGGTAAAATTCATGAGCTGTTAGCGCTCACTATGATCGATCCAGCCTCATCATGGTTCGAAATCAAAGAAATCCCGAACAAAACAGCCGAAACAGTAGCCCTATTGGTCGACCGCGAATGGTTCTGTCGCTATCCCAGGCCTACTTACTGTACATTTGACCAAGGTGGTGAATTCACGGGTCATGAATTTCAAGAACTGCTACGTAGCTACGGCATCACACCTCGACCAGCTTCCTCCCGTAACCCACAAGCGAACAGTGTCCTAGAACGCGTACACTTAACGCTACACAATCTCCTACGGACATTCGAGCTGCAACAACAGACACTCGATCCTATGGACCCTTGGTCAGGTTTTCTAGCCGCAACAGCTTACGCAATTCGCAGCACTTACCACACAACTTTACAGGCCACTCCTGCAGAACTCGTTTTTGGACGCGATATGCTCTTCAGTCGCGAATTCCAACCAAACTGGGACGAAATACGGCGACGCAAACAACAACTCATTGACGATAATAATCGTCGTGAGAACGCGAAACGCATCAAACACACGTACAGCGTCGGCGACAAGGTACTGTACCGCCTTCGCGATTCGCGCAAACATCACAGCCATTACGACGGCCCGTTCACAATCGTACAAACATATGCCAACGGCCAAGTCAAAATTCGCCGTCACAATACCACGCAAAAGGTCAACATTCGACTTTTGCATCCGTATTATGAACGCTAATTGTGCCTCGCCCCTTGGGGAAGCGAATGCACTACGCGGGACTAACTGCGTAACTCCTAGTTAACACCTGGACCTCCGGAGGAGTCCGAAGCTCCACGTGTATAGATTGATAGCCAATAGTGCCACGTCATCATGAAACGACGCATACGCACGCATTCATAGAGATAATTAACTAATCTCACTATTTT